ATAGCGTTGACACATTGTGAAGAGGCGCATAAAAACGCTTCAAAACGAAGCCAGGCGAGTGTTATTAAAAAGGTGGTTGCTGAGGTATTGGGTGGGGGTGGCAGCAGTGCGGGGGTATCTGTAACACCAGCGTCCGCAATGCGGACATCGGCGGTGTGGGCATGTGTCCGGGTATTGTCAACAGGACTGGCAGCGATGCCGTTACATGTAATCACTAAGATTGACGGAATAAAAAAACACGCTGTAAATAACCCGGTTTATGACATTCTGCATAGGGAACCGAATCCAGAACAAACCTCATTCACGTTTCGGCAGATGTTAATGGCTAACTTGTGTCTATGGGGTAATGCTTATGCGGAGATACAATTCGATAATGCAGGTAAGCCAAAGGCACTATGGCCGGTGCCAGCGTGGAATTGCGAACCAATGAGAACCAGGGATAATGAATTATTTTACAGGATATACATTCCAAACACGGGCGAAACAAGGGATTTGGCAGCATATAGAATGATACATGTACTCGGCATGGGAACCGACGGAATGAAAGGGTTATCTCCGATTCAACAGCATGCGCAGTCGATAGGAATCACGCTTGCAGCCGAGCAATTCGGGGCGTCTTTTTTCAGTCATGGAATGAATGTGGGCGGTGTGGTAGAACATCCAATGAAGTTGAGTGATCAGGGGTCAGCTAATCTTCGAAAATCTTTAAATGAAAAATACGCAGGGTTAGGGAATGCCCACAGAATCATGTTGTTAGAAGAGGGTATGAAATACGTTAAGGTCGGGATCAATCCGATTGAGGCGCAATTACTCGAAGAGAGACAATATCAGGTTGAAGACATTGCCAGAATCTACGGAGTACAGCTACATAAGATCGGGCATCTGCTACATGCCACATTCTCAAATATCGAGCATCAGGGTATTGAGTTTGCGACAGACACCATGCTTCCGTGGTGCGTAAATTGGGAAATGGAGTACGACAGGAAGCTATTTGATACTCGTGAATATTACACTAAGCATTCGCTTGAGGGATTACTCAGGGGTGACACGGCGGCAAGGGCGGCATTTTACCGTGAATTATCTTATCTGGGGGCAATATGTGCGGATGAAATCAGGGAAAATGAAGACATGAATCCGTTGCCTGATGGTATCGGGAAACGTTATTTTGTCCAGGCCAACATGGTTCCGCTTGACAAAGTGGACGATTACCAGGACAAAACTAACAAGGCCGCTAAAATGGATGATATAGCTAAGATAATAGCTGACCGTGATAAGGTCAACATCCGAAAAGCGTTTCAGCGTGATCCGGCGGGGTTTGATAAGTGGCTGGATGACTATTACAGGGACTTCGCAGAGTATATTAAAAATCAAATTGGAGGCGGGCGATGCAGTTAAATTATGAGCGCAGAAACATCGAAGTAGCGGAAATAAGAGTTGTAGGGGGCGAAAATGAAAAAAAGAAGATCAAAGGATACGCCGCTGTATTTAACAAATTGTCAGAGGATTTGGGTGGATTCAGAGAAAAAATTGATCCCGGAACATTTAAAACGAGCATCAGCAGGGACGATATTCGAGCCTTATTCAACCACGATGCTAACCATATACTCGGCAGAAACAAGGCAAACACGTTAAGGCTGGAAGAGGATGACAAGGGATTGTTGATTGAAATTGATCCGCCGGATACACAGTTTGCACGTGATCTGATGGAATTGATCAACCGGGGTGATATATCGCAAATGTCATTCGGGTTTATTGCGATCAAAGATGTCTGGGAATATGACAAACAGAAGCCGGACAAAGACGTTGTCAGGACATTGCAGGAAGCTAAGTTATTTGATATATCTCCGGTCACTTATCCGGCATATCCTCAAACGAGCGTCAAAGTGCGTGATTATTTGCAAGCGATAACGAGAACAGATAAACTAACGTTAGAGAGACCGGACGAGCGGGGGGCATTGATAGTGCCTGATGCAAGCCTGGAACTATATAAAACCAAAATTAAAATAGCGAAATTCGGAGGATAAAAATGCGCAATATCGAATTACTCAAACGGCAAAAAGCGGCTAAATATGAAGAGGCCAGAGGGTTAACGGATTTAGCCGAAAAAGAAAACCGAGCGATGAAGCCGGAAGAAAAAACCAAAGTCGATGCTCTATTGACTGAAATGGAGTCGCTTGACGCCGACATCAAAACTGAAGAGCGGTTGCAGGCGATGGCGATGGCTAACGCACCGATGGGAAAGAGTTTACCCGGCGGGCAAAAAGAAAAGAGGGCAGCCTTTTTCAAGGCCGTCAGACATGGCCGGAATTATCTTAGCCTGGAAGAGCGGGCATTGGTGGAAGACACCAACGGCCTATTACTGGTGCCGGAAGACATGGAACAGGAAATTTATCTGGCGACACCGGGGTATACAATCATCCGGCAATTAGCCAACATTCGTAACACTACCAGGGATAAAGTATCCCGGAGATCACTGACCGATGTGTCCATGGGGTGGGGTAAGTTAGAGACCGGCAGCATACCCACTGAATCAACGCCAATCGCAGACAAAGACTACATTTACGTTGAGGATTTGACCGGGTAGGTAAAGATCGGCCGTGATGAGCTTATGGATACTGATGATATCCTGGCAAGCGCCTTATCGCAGGCTATGGCTCAGAAACGGGCGGAGGTCGAAGATGCCGCTTTCCTGGTAGGCACTGGACACACTAATCAGCAACCGGACGGAGTGACCCTGGACGCCACGGTAATCAGCACTTGCACCGATCTGGATACCGCTGATACGATGGTACCGGATGATTTGATTGACATCGAATACGCCTTGCCCGCAGCTTACAAAGCCGGGGCATCATTTATGTTGAACCCGTCAACTGAGGCCATGGTGCGGAAAGTCAAAGCATCATCCAATTACCTGTGGGTCAATCCGACTGGTGTTACTCAAGGCCCGCCAAGGACATTTGACGGTTATCCGCTGTGGAATCATTCCAGCATGATTGTACCAGCCAGCACCAATGTTGATCGATCGATTGTTGGCCTATTCGGTAACTGGAAAAAGGGTTATACCATCGTGGATCGATCCGGAATGACGGTACAGAGGCTGGATGAGCTTTACGCCGAGGCCGGGCTCGTGGGCTTCCTATTCTACTTCCGGGTTGGTGGCGGGGTGGTTAGACCAGACGCATTCCGGGCACTGGATAACAATACCTAATCTGTAAAATAAAGGTCGTAAATAAAGTTATAGGAGATTGTTAAAATGAAAAGGATAATCAGGAAAATAACCGTCATGATGGCGGTGTTTATGATGGCGATGGGTCTGGGGACATTCGCAGCCGTCACCACTTATGAGGGAAAATCAAAATATCAGGGTTTTCTACCGGCAATCGGGGATGTGGAATTCGAGTTGCCGGGTGGCACGCCGTATGAAGTAGATACCGTACAGAAGTATCCTTTGGGGACGATAATCCGCAGGGGCGGTAGAACTTTCATCTACTCTTACGCATCCGGCGACGTACACACCGAAGTCATGGCCTACAAAGCCAAAAAAACTAACACAGTAGCGGTGGCGCCTACACAAGCGACGGCAGCGGAACAGGCCATTGCTTACCCTGGTGAAACCCTGGCGGCAGGTGCAGCCGGGAGTAAGTACGTCACGGTGACAATTGATACTGAGATCGGTGTTCTAACCACCGGCGTGCTGGCAGAAAATGAGCTTGCCGGCGGTTACATCGTTATCGGCAATGGCTCTGGGCAGCATCCGCAGAACCGGATGATTGTCTCGCATCCGGCGCTAACCACGACCGGCGGATCGTTAACCTTGAAGCTGGATTCTCCGCTGGAAAGAGCGGTCACCGCAGCCACTACCACAATAGAACTTATGGAAAGCCCATTTTATTGCCTGAAAGCTGATAACTCCGGTGGCGAATATGTCACCTATCTCGGCGTTGCTACGGCAGAGGCTGTATCAGGCGAATTTTTTTGGCTTCAAACATGGGGGCCGGCATGGATCACCTCAGATGGCAATACCTGTGATTCAGCCATGGACAGAACTATCGTGGTTGTGGGCGACGGATCTGTGAGGTCAAGCAATGATGTCACCCTGGAATCTGGCTTCCAGAAAGTGGGAATCGCTCTGGATATGTCCGGAAGCGGTGCCAGTAACGCACCATTCGTACTATTACAGATGATTCCGTAAAGTAAAACAAGGAACGAGGTTAGCCGGAGGCTATAAAGGT